TGTGTATTTCGGTCTTTCCGCAAGTGCTCTGTCTCAAGAAACCGAGTTTGCTGTTGCCGAAGATGCTACCAAGACTCAAATCAAAACTGCCTTTATGAAGAGTCTCAAGAGTAAAAAGATGAACAAAAAGATTCTTGGGGAGTTTATTGAACTCGTTGCTTGAACCACTTTCCAAACCGTCACACAGGGGGTCCCACGACCCCCTTTTTTGTTGCTATAATACTAAACAGATGAAGACATATAGATAATACTATCATCTGCTTTATAAAAATGACAAACGAAATTAGAAATAAAAAAGAAAGGGAAAGGTATTCTAAGAAAATTCAAGACTCTAATTTTAAAGAAGAAAAAAGAAAGAGGGATTTGGAGTATTATCATAAAAATAAAGAGACAAGAGTTGCTAAACAAATAGAAAGAAGAAAAGAACTTCTAAAAGAAGCAAAAGAAAAACTAGGTGGTAAATGTGTTTGTTGTGGGGCACTTGAAAATCTTGAATTTGACCATATTGATGATGCCAAAAAAGAATATAATGTTGCAAACGCTGTTCGTAACATAAGAGAAGTTTTTTGGAATGAAGTTGAAAAGTGCCAATTGTTATGTGTAAAATGTCATAATAAAAAAACAATTGCTCAAAAAAGAGCAAAACAAAATCTTTGGTTAAGTTTGCCTCTTGAAAAAAGAGAAGAATTGGTAAATAATGAGTTGTGCCACTTTGGAAACTGTCCATAATGATTTCTAAATGGGGCAGTTATGCCCTATAATAACTACAGTTCAAACAAAACAACTACATTATGACTCGCACCAAAATGACCGATGAGCAAATTATTTCTAGTCTTAAAGAAAATTTTGGTACAGAATTGACTACCGCCGATATTAAAGGTTTTTGTGCTGCTAAAAATCTTTCTTATCCTACTGTAACCCGCCGCCTTGAACAATTTAAAATTAATCGTGGGAGGTGGAATCTTGAAGTAACTAATGAGACAGTTGAAACTTTGGAGAATACTTTCAACTCTCCTTCTGTTCGTGGTATTGGTATTATTGAAGCAGTAAAACAAAATCTTGTTCCCGATAAAGATGCTACCTTTGTCAAGTTTGGTAATTTTGCTGACATTAAAAAAATTATTCAGTCCCGTCTTTTTTATCCTACGTTCATTACGGGTCTTTCTGGTAATGGTAAAACGTTTTCGGTAGAACAGGCGTGTGCTCAACTGGGTAGGGAATTGATTCGGGTCAATGTTACGATTGAAACTGATTCTGATGATTTGATTGGTGGTTTCCGTCTTGTTAATGGCGAAACTGCTTGGCACAATGGTCCCGTCATCGAAGCACTTGAACGAGGTGCTGTGCTACTCCTGGACGAAATCGACCTCGCCAGCAACAAAATCCTTTGTCTGCAATCCGTCCTTGAGGGAAAAGGAGTCTTTCTGAAAAAGATTGGTAAGTTCGTCAAACCTGCTGCTGGTTTCAATGTGATTGCTACCGCAAACACGAAAGGTAAGGGTTCTGATGATGGTCGCTTTATCGGCACCAACGTCCTCAACGAAGCGTTCCTTGAGCGTTTCCCCGTGACCTTTGAGCAGTCCTATCCTGCTCCTACAACCGAACAGAAGATCCTTGAGGGCATCGCTCTGGATCTGGGTGTAGAAGATCGTGAGTTCTGTAAGCGTCTGGTTGATTGGGCAGACGTGATTCGCAAGACCTTCTATGATGGTGGTATTGAGGAAATCATCAGCACTCGTCGTCTGGTTCACATTGTCCGTGCTTTCAGCATCTTCAAAGACAAGGCAAAAGCAATTCAAGTGTGCGTCAATCGCTTTGATGACGAAACCAAGCAAGCATTTCTTGAACTGTATGATAAAGTTGACTCGGACTTCAATATGCCCTCTACTGATGGGACTGAACAAGTTGGTGCTGTTGGATCTTCTTACAACCCTCTTGACCAATCCGCTCCTTTTTGATATAATTGGGGAAGGTAAAAAACTATCTCCCCTTTATTATGGATGATACTTATGAATACACTATGTCTATGAATGAACATAGTGGAATGCTTGACGTTACAAAAACTCCCGTTATGACTGATAAAACAAATCACCTTTGGAAATATAATGAAGATAAAATCCTCAAAGATATTGAGGATTATGTGACTGGAACTTATGGAAGTCACTACTGCGGTCACAATCAACAATATAAAGATATCCAAACGATTGACCTGATGGCAGCAAAAGACCTTGCTCCTGGTTTCTGTCAGGCAAATATCCTGAAATATGGTAGTCGCTATGGCGACAAAGACGGACGTAATAAGCGTGATTTGCTAAAAGTCATTCACTATGCTATGCTTCTTCTTCACTTTGATGGGCACTATACTCGTCAAAACAATGGTCTCTCTGAATTTCGCTGATTATGGCAACTAAAACTAAAACTATGAAACTATCTGATAATACTCTGGCTCTTCTCAAGAACTTTGCGGGTATTAACAATTCAATTCTTGTCAAAAAAGGTAATCGTCTTCGCACGATTTCTGTTGCCAAGAACATTCTTGCCGAAGCAGATATTACAGAAGAGTTTCCCCGCGACTTTGCTGTTTATGACCTGAACCAGTTTCTAAATGGTTTGAGTCTTCATCAAGACCCAGAACTGGATTTTGTGGAGGAATCTTACATTACAATTCGTGAAGGTAAGCGTCGCGTGAAGTATTTCTATGCTGACCCGAATGTAATTATTTCTCCTCCCGAAAAAGAGATTCAACTTCCTTCTCAGGACATTTGTTTCCAGTTGGATAGTGTGACTCTTGAAAAACTGCTGAAAGCAGCAGCAGTTTATCAACTTCCTGACCTTTCTGCGGTTGGTGAAGCAGGAGTGATTCGTCTTGTGGTTCGTGATAAGAAGAATGATACTTCCAACGAATATTCAATTGTGGTTGGTGAGACTGATAAGGAATTCACTTTTAACTTTAAGGTAGAAAACATCAAGATTATTCCTGGTGCTTATGACGTTGTGGTGTCTTCTAAACTTCTGTCTCAATTTACAAATCCCAAGTACAATCTTTGTTATTATATTGCTCTGGAACCAGATAGTACTTTCGGATAATGGAATTTTTACTTTATCTTTCTCCAGAAGGACAAAATCTTTACAACTTGATTTCTAAAAAAGTTAGGATTGTTGAAAATGCTCCTATTTGTAGACAAAGACCTATCTATGGTTGGTTTGATGCTACGCGAAAAGAAATGACTTTTTGTACTGATACAATCAAAGAAGGACCATCCGCAGAGTATTATATAAATGAAACTCTCTTTCACGAATCTGTTCATGTAGCACAAGCTTGTAAAAGTGGAGATGGTTATCTAGAACCATTTGGTATTTCCCCTTCTTCTATGCCTATTTCGGAAAGGAGGTGGAAAGACATATCTAGTGTTGTTTCTCGTCTTGGAAATTCTGTTAAACATATTGAACACGAAGCTTTCTGGATGGAAGATAAACCTGATAAAGTAAAGTATGTTGTTGAAAAGTACTGCTTCTAATGAATATATTCGTAACATCTCCATTTCCGGCGGAAAGTGCAATCGTACTTCCGGACCGTCATATAACCAAGATGGCACTTGAATGCTGCCAAATGCTTTCTATCGTAGCATCAAAGTGGTATCATAATTATGGACCACTTCATAAAAAAGATGGAACACCATATGCTACAGAAAAAGGAGCATTTCGCAATCATCCCTGCACTCAATGGGCAGCAGAAAGTATTGATAATGCTTATTGGTTAATTAAGCACGGAATGAATATCTGCGATGAGTTTCATTTGAGATATGGAAAACCTCATTCGTGCTATAATACTCTTTTGGGGGCATACTATTTGTTCCCAAAAGGTAAGATTGACAAAGTAACTCCTTTTGTACGTGCGATGCCTGATGAGTTTAAACTGGACACAACTATTGACACTTTTACTGCTTACAAGAATTACATTAACTCCAAGACTTGGGTTAGAGATAATTACCTTCGTATGCCGTCAAGAAAACCTTCGTGGATAAATTAAATTATGATACAGCAACCTATCAAAAGAAAATATCAAGTAGAGTTTAATGAATATGTTAAAATGTGCGTTGAAGGTGCAAAGCAAGATGTTTATGCTTGCCACGGATGGCACGATTTAATTGATCATACTCATGGAGATGAAATTTTTGAAAAACTTGATCCATCATCAAATTCTTATTTGGAGGCAGTTAAAGTCTACCATAAAAAATTTGAATCTCTTCTTAAAAGGACAAAAACAAAATTATATGAGCAAAAAAATCTAAAGGTATTGGAGCACAAAACAAAAATAAAATATTTGGAAGATTTTTGTGATTCTGAAAGAAAAAGAGCGGATCTTGCTAGAACAAAAGCGGAAGCAAAAAGAATCCGTAAAGAGAAGGGAGGTCTTTTAGATTCTCAAGAAGACCTTAAGAAACTGAAAAGAGTTTTGAGAGAAGTTGAAGATGAAGCATATGAGATTGTATATGCTAAAATGGGTATGGAACCAGACTATAAAATATACTGGCAACCAATTTTAGATAGGGGATGCTGGCAGTTTGAATATGTTTCTTTTGCTATTCCTACGTGGATAGAACAAAGAGAATATCGTGTTATTAATGAGACCCCTGTTGATGTGGAAAAGAATATCATTAAACTTGAAAGAGTTGAACCAAAAGGATCTGGTATTAATTGGAAGTCTAGAAATCGTGGGGGTGGAGTTAGACATAAGAACTTTGATAAAGCTGCGACTAAAATTTATCCAAATCATTTGAATAGTGGAATTTAATTATGACAAGTGACTTTCTTTGGGCGGAACGGTATCGTCCTCAAGTGATTGAGGACTGTATCCTTCCCGATGATACCAAAAAAACGTTCAAGGAGTTCGTGGAGAAGGGTGAGATTCCAAATCTCCTTCTTGCAGGTCCTCCTGGAATTGGTAAAACTACAATCGCAAAAGCATTATGTAACGAACTGGGGGCAGATTTTTATGTCATCAACGGATCCGACGAAGGGCGTTTCCTGGATACTGTACGGAACCAAGCAAAGAACTTTGCTTCGACCGTCTCACTTACGGGATCTTCTAAACACAAAGTCATCATCATCGATGAGGCAGATAACACGGGCAACGACGTTCAACTCCTTCTACGGGCGAATATTGAGGCATTTTATAACAACTGCCGCTTCATCTTCACCTGTAACTACAAAAACAAAATCATTGAACCCCTTCACTCCCGATGTGCCGTCATCGACTTCACAATTAAAGGGAAACAAAAAGCGCAGTTGGCAGGATCCTTCTTCAAGCGTCTACAAAACATCCTGGATGCGGAGGGCATCAAATATGATCAAAAAGTCGTTGCTGAACTTGTCTCAAAACACTTCCCCGATTTTAGACGAGTTCTCAACGAATGCCAAAGATATGCTACAGGAGGAAAAATTGACGCGGGAATTCTTGCATCTTTCTCAGACATCTCTGTAAATGAATTAGTTAAAAATCTAAAAGATAAGAACTTTCCAGAGGTTCGTAAGTGGGTTGTTGCTAATCTTGATAATGACGCTCACGTTATTCTTCGTAAGATTTATGATGCTCTCTACGATGCTTTGGTCCCAAGTACAATTCCCGCTGCTGTCCTTATTATTGCTAAGTATCAGTATCAAATTGCTTTCTGTGTCGATCAAGAGATAAATCTTCTTGCCGCTTTAACTGAAATAATGTGTGAATGTGAGTTCTTATGAAAAAGTTTAAAAATCAAGTAAAATCAAAGTGGTATTACATCTTCTGGGGTACTATGGCAGTTGCTGTAGTAAGTGGACAGATTTACGTTGGACTTGGATATCGTGAAATGGCAGAGGCAACTAAATCTTCTATGACTTCTGCAGTTTGTGGACTTTTATTTCAAAATTTACAAGATCAAATTAAATAAAACTGGAGAATATGAATGAACCTTTATCAAGTAGACACTAAGGCAATCAAAGAAGTTCCAGTTAAAACCACTCCAGAAAACGTAAGAGAAGCTAACGAAGGACTTTTTCGTGCTAAAATGACTCTACCTGCTGCCGCAAAGCATTGTGGTATGACGCAGAAAGAAATGAAAATGACTTTTTTGGAATATTTGAAGTATCACAAACCTGATTATGACCAGTCAAAAGAGTCTTAAAACCCCTTGTCGCTATCCCGGTGGTAAGTCCCGTGCTTGCGTCAAAATGGATCCATATTTCCCAGATCTTCGCAATTATGATGAGTTTCGGGAACCTTTCTTAGGTGGAGGAAGCGTAGCAATTCACATTACAAAAAAGTATCCATATTTAGATATTTGGGTCAATGATCTTTATGAACCTCTGGTAAACTTCTGGCAACAACTCCAGATGTTTGGTAATGATATGAAAGATAAGTTGTTAGATTACAAGTCTAAGAATAGTACTCCAGACTTAGCGAGAGTGTTGTTTTATCACTCGAAAATTTTTATGAGAGAACCACTTCTCTCTAATCTTGACCGTGCTGTTGCCTTTTATATTGTTAATAAGTGTAGTTTTTCTGGTCTGACCGAATCATCCTCATTTTCTGAGCAAGCATCTAATAGTAACTTTAGTGTTCGTGGAATTGAAAAACTTCCTGAATACTCAAAACTCATTGAGAAATGGCGTATAACTAATTACTCCTACGATTATTTGATGGATGGAAATATGGGTGCCTTTATGTATCTCGATCCTCCTTATGACATTAAGGATAATCTCTATGGGCATAAGGGATCAATGCATAAAAGATTTGATCACGATAAGTTTGCTGCTGATTGTGACAATAACAATATGGATCAGTTGATCAGTTATAATTCAGATCAACTCGTCAAAGATCGCTTTAAAAACTGGAATGCCGCTGAGTTTGACCTAACTTATACGATGCGTTCCGTTGGTGAATATATGCGAGATCAAAAACAACGTAAGGAACTTTTGCTTTTTAATTATGGAATTGAAGGACTGGTTAAACTCGATCAATTTTACGAAGAATAATCTAATTGATGAAGATCCTTCACTTGAGAAGGAATATGCTCCTTATATAATCAATCGTTGTCTTTCTGGGCATATTGATTGCATTATGTTTGCGAATGAGATGAACATATACTCATTTCTTCCAAAGAAGATGCAGTATGATTTTTTGCTAAATAGTCTGAGGAAAAAGAAGAGATTTTCTCCCTGGCTCCGACAAGATAAAATCAAAGATCTTGATTATGTCAAACGTTATTATGGTTATAGTAATGAGAAGGCAAAACAAGCTTTGAGGATTCTTACCAAAGAACAACTAACATTTATTAAATCGAAATTTGAAACTGGAGGAACAAAATGAGTGTCGTTCAAGAACCTGAAGTGAAGTGGTCGCCCGACCAAATGGTGGAAGTAATTCTCAATGAACCTGATGATTTTTTGAAGGTTCGTGAGACTTTGACCCGCATCGGAGTTGCTTCAAGAAAAGAGAAAAAACTCTATCAATCCTGTCATATTTTACATAAACAGGGAAGATATTATCTCGTAAGTTTTAAAGAACTCTTCGCATTGGATGGTAAACACGCAAATTTGACTGTAAATGACGTTCAGCGTCGCAATCGTATCGCCCAACTTCTTGCTGATTGGGGACTGATTGAGATTGTTGATGTAAAGAAAATTCAGGACATTGCTCCTCTCAATCAAATCAAAGTTCTTGCTTATAAGGACAAGGGAGATTGGATTCTTGAGACCAAGTATAATATTGGGTCTAAAAAGAAGAGAACGGACGAGGAAACCGAATAATAAAGTAGGGAGTTCAACACTCCCTTTTTTATGCTTTCTGTTATAATTATATACGGATGCCGAAAGGGTCCACAAAACACAAACTCGCTTTTCAAGGAGCTACAATAATGACTAACCTCACAAGGTA